CCTTGCTTGTCAAGTCGTGATACTACTGTATCCCACTGAGCAAGAGTAGTTGGGGTACCTCCACCCCATACGTTTCCTCGGTTGTTAACAACGTAGAAGATACCTTCAGAACCACCGGCAGCAGTTGTTGCAGTACCACCCAATGCTAAACTTGCACCTGAACCTAATGCAGCAGGAACTGCTTCAATCATTGCAGTTTCCAAGTGGTCATCGAAACGTAAACGAGTTTCGTGCTCAGACTTTAAATACCATAGGTATCCGTTAGCTCCATTTTCAGTAGTTACCTCAACCCATCCAATTTGTGCCATATCAGAACCTGATACTGTGTAATTGTCTTTGATGATGATTGGTCTGTTCTCGAAGATGAAGTCGTCAGATTCTAATGAACCATCCATTCCCGGTGTTCCTTTTTTGAACTCAGAACCATAGATAAATACAGTAACGTCTGCATTTCCAAGACCTGTACCTGCTGTAACCAAACCTCCTGCTTCATAGAAATCTGCTGTAAATTGGTTCAAAGTCTTATTAACTGCTGTGATAATAGCTTTGTTAGAGCCTGTACCACCATTCTGAACAACCATAACAGTTTGTCCAACTCTTAATGCCAAAGCATTATCTGCTGTAAATGCAGGAACGCCTGTGTCATTCACTTGAAATACAACTTGGTCAGCCGCCAATGCTCCTGCTGAACCCACGGATGTGTATTTAGTGTGTAGTCTTCCTTGCTCTGCCCATTTGATAAGGTCTGAGTTAGAAGGCATTTCTGCTCCTACCATTCTAAGGAATGAGGAGATTGTTCTGTTTCCATAACGCTCGAATTCTTTCTCGTAGGTATCAGGAAGATACTGATTCAAGAAGTCGAAGTTAGTGATGTAATTTGTACTCAACGGTACTTGTTGAGCACTTGGTTGTAAGTCAAACCCGGGGGTTGCTAATACTGCCATAATTTTTTTTCTTTTTTTTTTAAATGTTAAACTTTTTTATTAATTATCTTTTCCTAATCTTTAAACCACGACCTGAGTCATTGTTCAAAGATTTAATTTGCACACCTGATTTCGCTTGTGTTACTTCAGGAGCAGAGCGAGTTGTCATATTGACATTTTTCATTTTCCTCATCTGCTCATCTGCCGAAGCACTCTTGCCTTGTTCGTAAAAGAACTTAGCAAACTTGTCAGGATGCATCGCCATTGCTAAAGACCTGTGGTATCCCTCCGCATCACTTATGATTCCATCTTCATCCAAAAACTTTTTAATAAAGTTTGAGGGGTCTGATTGACTCTTTCTAAGTTCAGCAGCATCTCCCGGTGAAAAAGAAATAGATTTGTCTTCGCCTAATTTGAACTCAAAACCTTTGAACTCGTTGAATACATCATCTGTCTTTTTCGAGAACACCTCTCTCTTGCGAGAGTTTTGCTCATCTATCGTCTTAGCGTCAGCTATATATTGTCTATATTCCTCCAACTCTTTCGCTTCGCTATCAGGAAGACCATCCCTTCTCGACTCGAGAGGAACTTTGTATTTTTCCTGTTGCTCTGCAAAGTAGTCTTTGGCTTTAGCAATTGTCTTCTTTTTTGCTAACTTGGTTTTCTTAATGTAGCTTTCGTCATCAACATCCTCATCATAGGAATAATCCTCCATAAGAATGTCAATGTCTTCTGCATCCAACCCTTTCTCGGTTGCACTAAGATAATCTCGTAGCAGTTGGTCAGGCTCTGCGTCATCATAATTTTTTTGCAATTGCATAAAATCATTAATGCCACGACCTGTATCCTTTTTGTATTGTAAATACTTGGATACATCTTCAGGGAGAGGGTCGCTCTCCTCTCTCGCTTGATTAAACTCATCAAGTGAATTGATTTCTCTTCCGTATTTATTACCAATAAATTTAAGAACGTCTTCCTCAGTTAGCGTAGCCTCCTGAGATTGTGTTTCTACTTCTTTAGTCGGCTCCTCTACTTGAGGAGTTTCTTCAACTTCAAGGTTTACCTTTGGTGTCTCTTGGACCTCAACATCAGGTGCTACCTCTTGGTTTAATTTTTCCTCGTGCTTCTCAAGTAATTCTCTTTCTATTTCTTGAGTTGACTTCTCTTCTCTGACTTCTACCGCTTTAACTTTAAATTCCATTATGTGTTTGATTTAATTGTTTGCAAATTTAGGCAAAATATATTATAGTTTTTTTTGCTCATTATCTTGGGTTAAACTCCGCAAAGTCAAAACCATCTAAACTATCCTCGTTTGATTCAAAATTCAATGGAGGTAGATTATTCTTTCTTTGGTTAATTAACTTGCTTTGCTCTGTATTCTGTTGGCTAATCCTGTTTGACTTAGCATCCTCTCTTGAAGACTCTCTATCAGCTAACGACTGTGCATTCATCCGTGCCAATTGAAGATTAAGTTCAAACTCTTTATCCATTAACTGAGATTTTAACATAGCCTCGTTCTTCATCTTCTCAATCTCGAATGCTACGTCAGCCTGTCTGTACTGCATCTTAGCCTGAGTCTCTGCCTGTATCTTCATCTGAGCTGCCTGTGCTGCTAACTCTTGAGACTGCATTTGCTGTTGAGCTTGAATAGCCTGCTTCTGCATAGCCATCTTCTCTTCTCTCTCTTGCTTAGCTACCCTCTTAACCTTCAGTAACTGATTGGCGAGTTTAAGATTCTTTATCTCTCGTATGTCAATAGCGTCCTCAAGGTTTATATCTCCCTTAGATAAAGCCATCTGAACATTCTGCTCAAGCATTGCCTTCTGCTCTTCGTCAGGAGACATCTCGATGAATATTCCAAAGTCATATATATATAAGTCTTTGATATCATCAAGTATTGACACATTATACTTGCCAATCTGATTTATAAACTCATCCTTAAAGTCAGAGTATTGAAGGATGTCAGCTACCCTATACGTTATAGCCTCAGATAGACTTCTACATATATATAAGCTACCTTGCAATATATGCCTTGTAGCTACGTTAGAGTTTAACGCTGCTAACTTCTGCAATCCTACCAATGCATTAGGGTCAGGAGAACTTCCATCTCTTGCCTCATTAAGTCCCGTTACATTTCTTATTTGGTTTAGGTAGTGATTGTAGTTAGTTAAAAGCATCTGAGTCTTTGCTGCACCCGAATTAGAGTTAAGCTCCTGAATAGGAACCCTTGCATTATTAAACTCTCCATCTCCTGTATAGCTCCTTCCGATTACACTACCCGTTTGGAAGTATAACCTCAAAGCGTCTTCAGGATTGTATGCTGCTCCCGTACCTAAGTCTACTTCACTTAAACCATCTGCATCAATAAATACACCATCAGGTACAACCCGTGATATAACCTGCTGTAGTTTTAGGTGAGTAATCTGAATCAAGTCAGCGAATGGTATCATCCTTCTAACTAAAGACTCAATAACACCCTTATACATTCTTGGGGCAACACATACATAGTTAGGTATAGCGTGTTGAGTGGCAGACTGTGGTCGTACCATATTCTCCATCATATCCCACTTGAGTACAATATTAGTACCCATAACCATAACACCCTCATACCATACATCAATAGTCTTAGAAACCTTTTCAAATTTCCCTTCCTCTTGCATATCTTCAGGTGGGTTAAAGCTATCGTCTTTCTCGACCATAGATACATTGCCATTATCCTTTACCTTTCTTTTGTATACTACCTTCTTAGTGGTCTTATAGTTAAAGTAAAGTAGAGTTGCAGTATCCTTATAGAATATATCGTCTTGTTGGAATTGAGCAACATCATAGTAGTCATACCAACTTTGAGAGTATTTAGATATTGTCTCTAAGTCTTCGTTGGTTAGACTTTGGTCAATCTTAACAAGCTCAGTAATAGGTACAGTCTTAATCTCTCCCCAATAGAAACAATCTTTAAAGTGAGGGTCCTCAGTATAGCTGTATACAATATTAGCAGGGTCTACATAGTTTAGTTTTACTCCTCCACCCGGAAGGAACTCGTGCTTGGCACACCCTATACCTAATACGGTAAGGTCATAGTCAAGCTGCTTTCTTATATCGTTATACTTATTGCTTTCAAATATTGTGCTTATTGCCTCTTCCTCTGCAATCTCTATTGCAGGCTTGTAGTTAAGCTGCATATACAAAGCCAACTCCTCATCAGTATTAGGAAGCTCATCAGGATTCATCGTGAAAGGATTAGCCCCTGTCTTCTCTTGTATAATCTCAAGCATAGGCTTTGCAACCATCTGCCCTTCTATCATCTGCTGATACTTGCTTCGCTTAGACATAGACATAGCATCTTGTGCATATGCCTTTGGCTCGAACATACGGTCTTGCATACCGTTAACAACTATATCAACAAACTTTGGAAGTATAGGTACAGGTGTCCAATCTAAGTTTAGATAACTTAAATCTCCATCAACAGCAAGCTCATTTTTATATTTGCCTACTGACTGCTCACCTCTTGCATATAATCTTAATCGTTGGAAATCTCTCCATTGACTGTAAAACCTACAAGAGTTCCCGTCCTTTTTAAACCACTCATACTGAATAGCCTGACCAATCTGTAACCCGAACTCTACAGTTTTTTTCTCTGCATCCGACACAAATTGATTTGGGAAACTTGTAGATGATATATTAATTTGTACCTCTTTCATCTAATTATTTCGCTTGTATTGCCTCTATTACTATACCTTGCAAAGTTAATCTTTATTTTTGATACTTTTTTCTCAGTAAAATATAGATGTCTTTGCGTTGCCATTATAGCTAAACCTGAGCTAATAGACGCATCAAATTTAGTTCTGTTCGATATATCAAACTTTGCCCAATCCTCTAAGGTCCTTACGAATACACAATCGCCCATCTCGTCCTCAGACTTAAAGCCAATATGCTCTTCTATGTAGGACTCTATAGCGGAGGCGTGAGCCTGTTTTACGTCTTCACTTGAGTTAGGTATACCCCCAAGCTCTTTCTCTGTCTTAGAGAGCTTCGTATAGTGCTTATCAGGTCTATTTAAACAGTACCCCCTGTACCCCCTATTCTTGAAGTGGTATAATAGCC